CGGGCTTAGACGGTAAGAAAAAATGTTCGTCTCCATATTGTTAGTGCTAGTTTTTTGCTTATCTTTGTTTCATATTCATCAATAATATGAACCCAATAAAGAAACAGTACTACAAACTTAGAATTTTCCTAAGAAACTCAATCAGTCGACCTAACCATATTGTCGAACAAAAAAAATATGAATCCCTTTGTGTTCAGGTTGCGAAGTCATTAATAAGGGATAATTCGTCCATCTTAGTTTACACCCCTAAAAGTGTTAAGTACTACATTAAAAATGAAAAATTGGGGGTCTATATGGTGATTTGCGATAATACATTGTCAGTTGCTAATCATAGATATTCATATGAAATCAAATTAACCCCTAATAATGAAAGAAAACTAACTAATTCTTTTGAAAATGAATTAGAAAAACGGGGTGAGATATATGATACTGAAATGATTTTACAGATAAAAGATTCATTAAGTGATATTTATAATAAAATATCAGAAAATGAGCAAGGAATTATCTAAAATAGTTAAGAAACACCTTAAAGAAAGTTTTGCAAAATATACAATGTTTGAAAGAAGAATGTTTTGTGATGATGTAATAAGTAGAATTGGCGAATACGGTGATGAATACGTGAACGCATTGAATGAACTAAATTCTAATTTTCCTGTTACAAAATATAGACGTGACGATTAATTAATCGCTTTTCTAATCAAATCAATAATAGTTGACTCATTAGTCTTTTTTCTAGGTTTGTAAGAAACCATTTTTGGTTTGTTTCCTGTACCTGTTTTTGGATTAGTTTTTTCGGCTTTTCTCTTTTGTTGACATGCCGCTTGTTTCTGAGCGTCTGACATTTTACCAGCTACTCCCGCAGCTCTACATTTTGGATAAGCTTTATCACTTGCTTCAGGTCTACCACAAGGTGGGTGCTTTCCATCAACTTTTTTACAAATATTAACCCACGGACCCTTTGGTTGTTTACTACCTTTAGGTTTCTTTTTAGTTCCGAACCAAACTGCTAAATCTTCGTTTAAACTTTCACTTTCAGGATTTACCATTTTAAAAGGAGCCGGTGCATATTCGTCATCACCTTCAGCAGGCGCATCTATTCGGTAGTCTTTATCACTTATTTTTTTAGAAAGTTTTTGTTTTTTTGCCATTTTTTCTTTTGGCATATCAATATGACCATCTAAAGAATCATAATTAACTTCGGCGTCTATAAACTTAGAAACCGCATCAGTAAATGGTTTTGTATTACCTTTAAACCATTTTCTAAACCCTGGTCGTATTGGCGGCTTATACGAACCTCTAGACCCTGAAGTAGTTGTTGCCTCATTTAGTTCTTCATACTCTTCGGCATTTCTAATAGTTTCTATAATATTTTGTTTTTTCATTTTTTACTATTATACTTTATTATAAATATCGCATAATATGGAACATACAGATGAAGAAGAATTAAAAAAACAAATTTTAGACCAATACAATAAATTAACCCCTATTGGTGGATTATTTGATTCCGTTATTCAATACACAACTTATGAAGATTTAGATAATTTTATTTCTAATTTAAACAGAGAACAGGCTTTATATTCATTAATTGAAGCTGTTAGATACGCCCATAAAAAAGGAACCTTTACTTTAGAAGAATCTGAGCTGATATCTAAATCAATACGAAAAATAAGTTTTTTAAATTAAAAAAGGGGACCTAAGTCCCCTTTTTTTATCATTCATTAAGATATTATCTTAATTCGTTTAAGTCAAATGTACGTACTCCGTCAACAATGATACGTCCGTAGAAACGGTTGTTAACCATCTTCTTAGCGTAACGTGTCATGATACCTTTGATAGGTGTGAAGTTGAATGGGTTGTACATAGTTGGAGTTAATTGTAGAGGTACGTATGGTGCGTAGATGTAACCAGTATCCAATAAAGATGTACCTTTATGACCAATCAACACAGTGTTAGCTGGGAAGTATGGGTCACGGTATACTTGGTAACGACCGCTTAATGTACCAACTCTTTCAATACCCATGTTGTATTGGTCTTGCTCAGGAGCCGCGTTTGATACGTGGAAGTATTCCAAGTCATCAAAAATAGCACTGATTTCAGAAGAAACAACAATCCAGTTAGCTCCACCTCTTAAAGTAGACTTATGGATTTGAGCCGAAATTTGGTTGATTGCAGTAATCAAAGTTTGATTCCAGTCCTTTTGAGTGTAAGGAGTAGATTGGTTGTTCAGACGCTTCCATCCGTTGTAATCCCAACGTAATGTCCAAGCGGCACCTTTACGTAAGTCACGTAAAATTTCACGGTCAATTTCAGCCGCCACTTGCTCAGATAATAAAGCTGTTAATTCAGCTTCAGCATCAATGTTGTGGAATGCTGCAACGTCTTGAGCCAATTCAGGTGACCATTGTGCTCTTAATTTTCTTTCAGTTACAGAAACTGTTACTGACTCAAGATTAAATGATACTTCACCAATCTTATCTTCAAATTCCAATTCTTCGTAACGCTTCCAATATGGTTTAAACGCGTAGTTTACAGTTACTGCCGACAATGAAGCCGCTGTAAATGTTGCTCCTGAATAACCATCAGGTGTCGCACCACCACAAGAAATACAAGCTGGAACTTGAGTGTCAATTTCAAGATAAATGATACCTTCTTGACTACAAATGTTGTTGTAGTAACCACCGTTACCATTTGTTGGGTAAGTAGTTTTTGTTTGAGCTCCATACTGAACAATACCACTACCGTATTTTTGTGTAACTACACGGAATAAAAGTGGAGTTGTTGTTGTAACACCCAAAACTGCCGCAACTGCTGCAGATGGTAAAATTGTTAAATCTGATAAGAATGACTCAGTGTCCATTTCTTGTCCATCAGGTCCGATTAATTTACCTTCACCAGTACTTGTAAATCCTGACAATGCAAGAAGAATTTTTCTGAATTCTTGGCTAGATGTAGTTGTATAAGCTGAAGTAATTAATGCTCCGTTTGACCAAGCAACTGTGTTAGAAGAACCAGAAATCCAAGACCAACGACCTTTTGAATAGTCAAATAATCCAGGAGGATTTAAACCAGGCTCAGTACCTTCGTAGAACAAATCATAAGTGTTCTTAGCGTAAGCGTTACTATTTGGTGCATAACCCGCATTTGGGTCACCAGGATAGTTACCAGGAGAACCGTTTGGTGCATAATGGTCACCAGAATTAGCATAACCGCCAGGTAATGTGGCATCGGTAGTTGCTCCAGTATAACCTTGAATTTGAGGTACAAAATAGAACAATTTACCGATTGGTAAGTTCATAGCTTGTACAGATACGATTTCGTTAGCCAACAACTTAGAGAACACACGTCTGATGATAGGGAATACCACAGTTTCAAATGAACCTGAATCAGCTGTTGAAGAAGATTCGTTAATTAAATGTGACGCTTGGTTTTCATACAACTGAGCGACGTTTTCTTTTAGGTGGCCACGTAGACCTTCTAGGAACCCTAATTTGTCCCATTTATTTATAGTGTCTTCTTTGATAACTTTCAAGTGCTTAAGACCGATGTTACCAACTAATCCACTTTCTAATAATGCTCCCATTTTATTTTTTAGGTTTTTATTATTTTATTGTTTATTTTATTATTTTAGACATAATGTCTTTCATACGAAGGAATTGAGGGTTTTCGTAAGTTTTGTTTTCAATTAAGCTCACTGCTGAACCTGATTGAGGTGCACTTTCAATAACTCTTTCAATTGATTCGTTCATTGGTTTAGAAGTTGTTTTACCTTCTAATTCCTCTTTTATTGTTTTATACAATGCCTTTGATTCTTTCATAGTATCTGCAGAATCAAATCTTCTTAGAATGTTAATCTTTTCTTGTTTTGAAGTTGAATGCTCTGTGAAAAGTCTTGTAGCGTAAGCTAAGTTTGAATTAAATGTTGCAACTTCGTTAAGTTTGTCTCTAAATAAATTCAAAGCTTTTCTGTATTCTTCATTCTTTGTTCTTAACATGTTTAACTCTTCCAATACTGATTCGTCAATATTGATGTTAGCCTTAGAATGAGCTCTTGGTTTAGGAAGACCTCCTTTTCTAAATTTACTTCCCATACCTAAAGTACGAGCCGCTTCTTTAGTTTCTTCTTTCTTCTTACCAAATGCTCCAGCCATTTTCTTTTCAGCTCCACTAATATCTGAACCTTCTTTAAATTCAAATTTAGCCTTTCCCATACCAACACCTTTAGTACCTTGTTTCATTTTTTCTTTGAAACCGCCACTTTTGGTTTTTTTGTATGAAAATTTAGATGCTGAACCAGTCTTTACACCTTTACCAACTTTTGGTTTTGCAGATTCTTGCATTGCATTATCCATATGACCCATACCTTCATACTGTTCTTCGTCATCTTCTTCAGACATTTCAATTTCATAAATTGTTTCGTTGTCTTCAGATGACTCTTCGTTTTCTTCATCATAAGATTCTTCCAACTCTTCGTTTTCTTCATCATAAGATTCAAAAGTTTCAGTCTGTTCTTCTTCAGATTCAGTCTGAATTAGATACTCATCATCCTCATCTGTTAAATGAATATAATCACCATCTTGAGTGATTGATATTTCATCTTCAGGTGACATTAACTTGAAAATTTTAAGAAGTTCTTCGTCAGATTTGTCAGTAAGGTCAATTGTGTCATTTCCGAGCATACCTTGCATATCATCCATGTCCATGTCTTCCATGTCCATATCGTCCATGTCATCAGCATCATCCATGTCCATATCGTCCATGTCTTCCGCATCATCCATGTCATCCATGTCATCAACGTTTGTGATATCCATAGTATCTTCATCGTCACCAACGACAAGTTCTTCTTGTTCGTTAGTTTCTTCAGCCTCTTGTTTCATAGACTCTTTTACTAATTCGCTAATTTCTCCCTTCATTGTAGAAGCAAGTATTTCTTTTGCGTTCTCATTGATAACGTTTTCCAAATTTTGTATTTGTACTAATGTTTCTTCAACTAAATTTTTTTCTGCCATTTTGGTCTTTTTCTTCATAAATATGTAGAGAACTTAAAAAAAATTAAATATTAGTGTTTTAGATAAAAAAAAATGGGGACATAAGTCCCCATTTCAAATAATTACGTAAATTATTTATTCAAAAATTTCATCAATCTTACTTTCAGCAACTGAAGTAATTCTCCAATCGTAAGAAAAAGATTCATAAGCTTTGGTAACTTTAGCTTCAACATCAGTTACATTGTAACCTTTTACAAGCTTTTCTTCCCTAACTTTTTTAATTTTTCCTGAATTCTCATCTGGCAAGTCATACTGTACTTTTGCCACAAAATATTTTTCGTCCATTTCCATAATAAATTATTTTCCTAAATAATCGGATAATTTATTCATTAAATCAATAGATTTCTGAGATGATTGGATAACTCTTGTTTCTTTTTCTTCCTGAAGGTTTTCTTCAAACTTAAATCTATCTTCTTCATTTGAAAAAAGATATGCACCTGGTGTGGACGGTGCCTGTACCAAATCAAAACAAATTAATTCAAAATCATCCTGTACTTCATTTTGTTCACCCACTTTTTTTAATGAACCAACGCCTCTTGATGAAATACCTAATGTAACCCCTAATCTAAGTAGGTTGGCCGCTTGGTCACCCTTTGTTGACACTATACCTCTTTCATGGAAACCTGGTGAAGTTAATAGCTTTAATTTACCAATTAAAACATTCTTATCCCACCATACATCAGTAATGATGTGTGAAACTCTATCTAAGTCAATTAATGATGATTCAGGGTGGTTTAATTCAGAAAGAGCGGTATTCTTTTTGATATAATTCTTTATATAATTTTCCGATTCTCTTTTTAATACTCTTTCAGGGTAAATTCTACCGTTTCTGTTTGGAGTATTATATTTTTGTAAAACCGCATAGAATTCAAATGGTTTTGAATAGTCAGCAGCATTAAAATTTTCTTTGATTATTTTATCATTTGAAAATTCCGTTGGTGATACATAACCCGCATCGTACTCTATTAATATACCCTTACCTGTTTCATTTGGGTTTAAAATTCTATAATTTTGCATTGTGATATTTTAAAATAAATACTCACAAAGATTCATTTTTTATTTTTTTACTTTCAGATGACTTACTAAAGTGAAAATTAAAGAATTTGTTATTTTTAAAACATTCTTGATTTATTGTATCAATATATTTTTTTACTTCATTTCTTACTTCAATTGATTTAAATTCAGTAGGTGTTTTTAAGAACAAAGTAATTTCTAAATTCATAAATGACCTTTTTTTCATTGTTATTCCACTTGACCTTAAATCTAAATCAACAATGTATTTGTCATTAAATAAATTTTTATTTAATACTTCAGATAATACTACTTTAATATTTCTTGTGATGATTGATATGATTCGGGTCCAATTCATTTCAAATATTTTTGGTTCTACCCAAGATTGTAAATTGAAATAAATTGATTTTAAATTTTTAGAATCCACTGTTCCATAACTACACTTAAATTTTTTGTACCCCTTAATTGAGCACGACTTTCCTTTTTTCATTAATAATTCATTATAACAAAAGTTTATTTGTTAATTAAATTATAATTGAAAATAACTGTTATGTCAAAGTAAGGATTTGTTCAAATCCAACAATTTGATATATTCTTTTTTGTTAGATTCTGAAATGGATATTCTATTCTTAGTTTCAATTAAAGTATTTTTCAATTCCCCTTCTGATTCATTAATTAATCCATCAATTTTATTTAATGTGGATTCTTTTAATTTTTCAAAATTTTCCTTTAAAGAGCTGTCATCTAATTTAATAATTTCTAAAACTTTTGTTCTATCAGACTCGTTTAAATTTTGTAGGAATTCATTTGCCTTTTGATTTGCAACATTAAGAATCATACTTATTGGTAATTTTGGTGAATCTTTCTTATCAACTTGTTTTTTAGTCAGGGATTCAATTACTAACTTTTTTGATTTTGTTTTATCATCAATTTTATTAATTCCCAAATATAATAAATTGTCAATTAAAGAATAGTTACTAGTTTCAGTGATATTTTTAGTCCACTTGTTAATATATTTTTTTGTAGATTCTTTTAACTTAATTTTTTTAAATTCAGAAACTAAGTCGTCAACAATAAAAGTTGCCGTTTCTTTATCCACATTTTTATTTTCAGATAGATTATCATAAACACTCATCATCTTACAGAAATCTTTATCTGATAATATATTTTTTCTAAAATAGTTTAAATCTTCTTTTAAAGTATTGTTTTTAAAAGATTCAACTAATTTATTTTCAATTTTAGTTTTTAATATCCCGAACTTCATTTTTTCTTTTTAATATAAATATTAAGAACCTAATAATGAATTCAATTTATCATCCATTTCATTCAAAGTTTTATTTCCTTTAGATAAATCTATTAATTCATCAGCATCCAACATATTATTAGATTCCAATAATATATTCAATGTATCTTTAACACTTTCAGGTAATGTAGGTTCAGCGGCTGGCGCTTCAGGAGCTTCTGTTGGAGGAGCCGGTGATTCTGCCGGTGGTTCAGGTGCTCCGCCTAACGCTCCAAGTCCACCTGCTTCAGGTGACTCTGATGGCTCACCTGCAGGCTCACCTTCCTTCTTACCATATAGTTTATCCAAATTATCAAAGATACCTGTATGTGTGATGACTTCCGCAGTTTTCTTTAATTCTTCACCAACAGCTCTTTCAATTCTTTGTTGTTGTAAATCAAGTTTAATTTCTTCATCAGAAAATCCAAGAATGTGTTTCTTAGCCCATGATGTTGACACTGCTGCAATTCCATTACCTGGGTCGGCAACCATATCACGGTATAATAAAATCTTTTCTTTCCATACATCAATCTTTAATAAATCCGCTTGTGTTGATGGGTTAGTTAAACTAAGTCTAAAGTTAGATATTTCGTCTTCAAAACCTAAAATAAACAAGTGTATAATTGCAATCTTATTTAATTCTTGCAACATACTTTTTTGTATTCTGTTAATTGTTCTTGCAAAACGAATATCTTGTAATGAAAGATTTTTACCGTCACCTACAGTTTCTTCAAAACCTAAAAATGCTTTAGGTACTCTTAACGCTGTCAATAATTTCTTTTGAATGTATTCAATATCCGCAATTTCTGATAAGTTTTGAGCGCCTGCCAAAGTTTCAATTGGATTTGCTTGAGCTGGGTCACGTACTGGTACAAAATAATCTTGGTCAACCGCCATTTGATTAAAACGTAAATCTACGTTTCCTGATGTTGGGTCAACTGTTTGACTTCTCTTAAATTTATTCGCAAATCTTTGGATATATGGTTCAACATCCGCATCATCCATGTTACCGACAAATACTTTAAATACACGTCTTTCAGGTGCTCTTGATGTTCTGTAAATCAACATCGCATCTTCAGATAACAACAATTGTTTCCAAATACGACGAGCTTTTTCTAACATAGAAGTACCATAAGGTAATCTTCTATCATCACCTAACAATCTAAAGTGAGCAATTTCCCAAGTATTAAATTCTAAATCTTTTTGTTTCCATTTAAATTTTAAATGTTTTCTTTCAGGATTGGTGGTGGAATCTGTAGAGTGAGCTCCCATACCCGCTTCCAATCTTTCAATTTCAATAATTGGAAGTTGCATACACCCAATTATCCCCTTTTCAGGGTCTAATTTCATATAAACAAAATTGTCACCATACTTACATGTGTTTCTTGTCCACATTGGTAAGTTTGTGTTAATATCCAAAGCGTTATTAAATAAATCCGCTAAAATTGATTTTATTCTTCTTGATTCTGAATAAATCTGTAACATAAATCCATCTTGATTTATTGTTGTAGATTCTTCAGAATATATGTCAAGAGCTGCGGATATTTCAGGTGTGAACTCCATAGATTCGTAATCATAAAATGATGATAATCTAGTTGGTTCGTAATATACCGCTTGTGTATATAGATTATTTTCTATTTTGGCCCATTGATTGGCCAAATAATAAGTTTGTTGAGCCTG